TACCTTACGAAAGTTAACTAATCTTTGCCCTCGGTCAGCGGTGCGTTGGTCGGGGGTTTTTTATGTCTATCACATTCTATTAATCTATGTGTATTGTTATTCTCAAAATTAAAAAAGTTTTTGAAAAAAGTTTTTCAAATCTACTAATATCTCTAATAAACTAATAGATTCGTTCTGTAAGTCTCTTGGTTACTCTATTCTTTGGTTCTGCAAAACTAATAGAATTCTATTACTCTATTAGAAACTATGGTAAGATTACCTAGAGGGTATGAGAAAACTATTTATTTGATAATAAAACTAATATGATTGTAATAACTTTATGCGAAGCTCGGAGGTAGAATGAAACAGCTGACATACACGTCATTAATGCCAACAGAAGACGGTAAAGGATTTGTTGACGATAGTGGTAAGATTTGGCAACCACTCAACTCTAAGCAAAAGAAATTTTGTAAGGAGTACTTCAAAGGGCAAACAGCCACTGAAGCCGCGATAAAAGCAGGGTATACGAAGGATCGCAAGGGTGCGAAGACACAGGGGAGTGTATTACTAAATCATAACCCAGTTGTAAAGAATTATCTGATCGACTTGGAAATCGCAGCTTCGGAAAGAGACGCAGTTTCCCTGGAGACACACCTATCTACTCTACATGATCTCAGAGAGGAGGCGAAGGACCAAGGTCAAATATCCGCAGCCATCACAGCCGAGGTCCATCGAGGGAAGGCAGGTGGACTCTACATCGATCGACGCGAGATACTTACCGCGAAAATCGATTTGATGTCCAAGGACGACATACTCGATCGACTCGAAAACCTTATTAAGAAAAGAACTTTGGATGCAAAAGTTGTTGAAGGAGAGATAGCCACGGATTAAGATTCGTGCGAATCGCCACGCCAAGGTAATCCTGGACTCTTTATACTGCTTTACTTTCGCTTGTATCTGAGCAATAATATACTTATCTTAAATAAAGGTTATTTAAGAATTAACTAAAGAAAGGAGAATTATTATGATAGATAAGAATTATAAAGCAGGAGCCCAGAAAGGGTCAATTAACTACAATGCAGTGATCACTTTGATTGCTACACCGAAAGGAAAGTTCCCACCTCAAGCAGGGAAAATCATCGAGGCACTACTTGCCGCGAAAGATCACACCTTGACCGTCGGTGAGATGATCGGGACGGATGGTTCGACCGAGAGTGCATTGGTCAAAGCTGGATTGGTAACAGTCCAAGAGCCGAATAACATTTGGGCTCATTACAGAGCTAGACTGATCGAGGAGAAGCTGATTACTGTCAGCTAACCACGGTTAACGAACGGGGGGACTTCGGTCCCCTTTTTTGTGTCCGCTCTACTCTACACTCTACTCTATCGCTCTACTCTATCGCTCTACTCTATCGCTCTACTCTATCGCACTCTATCCCAATCCCTTTCCCTCTACTCTATATATAATAAATAGATTCGTGCGAATCGCCCAGAAAGAAAAAAAGATTCGTGCGATTCTTATAGTTATTTAATCCCTAAAATCCCTAAAATCTTTGTTAATAAATAAAATAAATAAATAGGTTTATTTATATACAAGTAAAGTAGTTTATTGCTATACTAGGTTATTGATTAGGCAACTAGGCTACCTTATCAATACTTAACTAACTAATAGCCTACGAGGTATCCAACATGGATAACAAAGCAAAAGATAGATTAGCAGTCAAAACAGCTACTGCTAATGTAGATAAAAGAAAAGCTGAAATAAGTGCTAACCCTTTCACACCTACTGGCAAAGGTGGTAAAGGTGGTGTTCCTTTAACTATGACATTGTCATTGACTGACAATGCCTTAGCTGACTATGTAGTAGCACCTAGACAAGTACAACTAGTCTTAGGTTATATACATGAGTTAGGCGGTACTGCTACTGTACAACAAATTAATGAAGTAGCGGTTAAGGCTAAAGGCGATATGACATGGTGTAGACCTAGCGGTGAATTGTACGAACAAACACCGCAAAAGATTATGTGTACATACATTAAGAAAATGAAAGGTCTTGATGCATGGAACAAGTCATACGGTATCAAGCCGCTAGTTAGCTAACCTCTAGCTACCTTACCTTAGGGCTACATTCGTGGCCCTTTTTTATGCCTACGATATAACCTACCCCCTACACAACGCACACACATACACCACACACATAGGCTAGTCTTAACCCTAGCCCATAAGTATACGCCCTACCTTACCTGCCCTTAGAACGCCCCATATGAACCCCTATACCCCCCTTTTTAAGTTAGCCGCGGGTCCCACCCGCCCACCCTTGGTGTTGCGTCCTTGATTGCAAGTAGTTTTCAAATAAGTCCCTGTGATAAAAATTTTGCAAAAAAATTTTTTACGATTATACTTTTGAGATGGATTTGTTAGACGGTCTTACTAATTATATTATTTCGAAACAGGAAGGTGAGTTTCCTGGACCTTTAGTAGTACAACCTGAAGTTAAAACTTCTCCTCGTGTTGATCGAATAAATGAGATTATGGAAGAACTCGCAGACCCCGATCAACCTATAGGACAATCTGCTGCACAACTTGATTTTTTAGAAAAACTAAAACAAGACGATAGAAAAAGATTTACCCCTGACTATATACTACAAAAAGATTATCAAAAAAGTCCATATAGTTTCTTTTCAGAAGGTTACGACCCTGATATAAAAACAGACTTTAATCCTGAACTCGTTAATAAAGAATATAAAGATTTTATTAACTTCTTTCTAGAAAATGTTAAAAAACCAGAGTTCAACGATATTATTGGCTCTCAAACATTATCTCCGTTTGCACAAGAAATTATGCCTTCTGTTTTACAATACGAAAAACAACACGACGGAACATATCCTAGAGACTTATTTGATCTGTTTCAAAACGTAGTAACAAAAGATGCTTAATGGGTTTTAAACTTAGCTTGGTTCTTGGAGGTCTATTGGCGGCATCTTTGGCGGGTTCGTGGTTTTTATTAGACCAGATATCCACGCTCAAAGGTAATCAGATAATCCTGGAATCAAAAATATCCGAGCAAAACGAATCCATCAAACAATACCTAGCTAAACAAGAACAGCTGTCCGCGAGTCTTGGTGTATTAGAAGCCGAAAAACAAAACGCACTTCGTGAAGTAAATAAATTAAGAAACACATTTGCTAAGCACGATCTGGATAACCTTGCACTAAACAAACCTAAACTTGTTGAGAAGATGGTTAACCGTGGTACTAAACGAGTTATAGATAACCTTGTAGAGTTGACCACGGTCAGCGAGGAGGAGCCGAGTGGATGAAGAAGGACCGATTGAAAAAATTTAGTATTATTGCGTTGTTCTCGGTCAGTGGGTGTTCGCTCTTTCCTACTGTAAAACCTGTAGACGTTAATACGATCGCATTACCTGCTCCTATGTATCACCCACCGTTACCTATGGAAATCCAAGCGACCGAGGTAACATTTGAAGTGTTAACTCCAGAGATCATGGAAGAATACCTACAACTTGTTAAAGACGGTAAAGCTCCTGCGGTTGCATACTATGCGTTGACCACACAACAATACGAAAACCTTTCGATGAATATGGCAGAGATCACACGCTACACAAAGAACATTTTAGCGATTGTAGAGTATTATAGGGAATACGATGAGTAAAGGAAGTAAACGTAGACCAGAAAAAGGTAATCAATACCAAGATAACTGGGAAAAAATATTCGGGAAGAAAGATGCCAAAAACAGTACCAAAGTTCAAAGAACCGCTAATCTTCGGGTATTACATTCACGCTAGACCTGATTTAGGCGAGATTAAATGGCAATGGGCGGATCAACGTAAACAGTTTTGGGAAGATTGGATTCCTAAAGATAAAGATCTAATTATTCATACCCAACTATCCGCGGACCACGAACAGTTGTTCAGGGATGCGTTTTGGCAAGACATGGAAGACGAAATACGCAATACAAAAGATAGTCTAAATTTCAGGGCTAGGCAGCGACGAGCTAAGAAAAAAGTTACCGCGAACCAAGGATCCCACCCTTCACCCTAACTACTTTACTTATCCTTAAAACATAACATTTTACATTTTGTCGTTAGTTAGCTTATACTTCGATGATGGCTGATCTTGACCGCATAACCGAATTGCTTTTATCAGACGAAGAAATGCCTGACGTTTATTATTCTATGTTAGAAAATGCGTCAGATACCGAACCCACTTTAGATCCATTACGTGAAATGATAGCTAACCAACAAGCTCAAGATGATTTCTTAATGACTATGGCAATGCTGCCTAAAAATGCAGCTAGAAGTGCAATCAATGTTGGGCGTCAAAGATTCATGTTAAGCCCTAACGAGATAAAAAGAACAGGTCGTAATTTTATTCCGCCTTTAACAGACATAGGAAGAAAGGTAAGTGCAGGATCACCACGACTATCTAAAGCAGAGATCGAAAGATTAAGATTAAAACAAGCTGAGGTGGTAGCACGAGGTGTTAATCGACGTGGACCAAACTATCCTTCTCCTAGACCTGTTGCTGACCCTGTTTATAAACAATTAGGTATTTCAGATACAGCAATGAATATTTTTGGAGGTGCAACAGCGGGGGTAGGGGCATACGCGACTGCGGGGATGATTTATGATAACCTTGATGAAGAAACAAAAGCACACCTAAGAGAGTTATTAAAAATACCTACTAAATAATGGCTACCCCTGAATCCATCGCAGCACCTATAGAAAACCGTTTCGGTGATTCAGGACTTATGGATAGATACCTTGATTATATTCAAGGCGATCCGATAGCCCAACAAGTTTCAGGCGGTGATCCGTTGAAAAAAGCCCTTCGTGGTATATCTGAATTTATTCCTGGAATCTCAACCGCACTAGCTGAACGTCGTGGTGATAAATTCGGTGAAGCTTTATCGTATTTAGATTACCTCGGTCCAGCAGGTGGTGGGGCAAAACTAGCAGGAATGGGTTTTTTAGAAATGATAAGTCCGCTTATCGCTAAATACAACGACGATATTAAAAAACTTAGATTTGATCACAGAAGAGAGATGCGTAATGCAGACGGTGGCGACGGACAGTTTGCTATCGATGCTGCAAATAAAATAGAACGCAAAATTAAAACGCTAACAAATAAACGTGATAAAGCTATTAGTAATATTAAAGATCCAGGAGAACGAAAAGCCGCAGAACTAAGTACAATAAATATTTTTCACGGTAGCCCTGTAACGGGTATTGACAAAGGTATTGGAACTTTAAAATTACCTAAAGAATTAAACTATCTTAAAACAGGACAACGTTATCCTTCTTCAGGTGGTATTTATTCTGTTATAAATCCTGCCGATCCTAGACTTAAATCATTTTCTGAAAAAGGTTCTGCGTATAGAATCAATCCTAATTTTAATAGAACTTTAGATATAGAAAATATGCCATCATATGTTAGAGGTTCGTTAGGTGATATGTTGCAGTATATAGCTAGACCAAGCAGAGACACAGGTAAAAATATGCCTCTTAAACGAATGCAATATCAACTAGACACGATGTTGCATGGAGGCAAAGGAAGTGTAAATAAAACACCTGCACAATTTTCTGAAGATATAGCTAATGAATTAATTAAAAAAGATTACGATTCGATATTGTTTCCACCTAGAAATTTTAAAGGAGAAGGAGAAACGGTTTTAGCTTTAAACCCTGAAGCTTTAAATATTACAGGAGAAATACCTGTTAATGAACTTGATGATTTTATACGAGCGTATCTAAATTTTAATAAATGACCTCTAACGCAGATAAGTTAGCAGCTTTACGGGAAATAGATGTTTCCCATTTATCTAAAGCAGAAGCTAAAGAATTTACGATTCTTTTAGAAGAATTAGAAAAACGTGAATTCCAAGAAAAATCCACAAGT